TCGTTCTTCATTTCTTCAAGAGTGGCGATTATGGCGTCGAGTTTCTTACCGCGATCTTCAAATATTTCTTCGAGGTTTTCAATTCGTTGCTCTACTTTAGCAAGGCGGCAGGCTTCGTCAGGCATTTTATTCTCACTTATCTATTTTATTTACTTTTTCCCAGTACCCATCATCTCTAGCACTAGCTGATTCTGGGTCATGTTGCTCACCATATATATCTTCAATCGGCTCACCGTCCATGTTACGCAGAGCATAGACACAATAATAAACCGTACCATCTTCAACCGCTGTAATTTTGTGTTGATGCTCTTTGCGAATAACGATAAATGTTGGTGCTGTGAATTCTTTAGGCTCATGACCTTCAATTTCAACAGACACTTTTCCCGATACAAGCAATGTCACATGGTCAAATTTATGTTCATGCCCACCATGTGTTTCACCGGCAAGTTCTAGGACGTTTTGCTTAACCCAGATATTACCAAAGTATCCTAACTCAAAAGTTTTCATGGGAGTTGCGCCACAGGTGTTTGCTCAATCCAAGATACAGTTGGTTCGTCCCAGTAGTAGCGTTTGTCATCTTGCGGATAAGGGACAGGCGATTGCCATGACATAGTATCAATATCACCAACCCAAGATGGGTAAGGTTTTCTTGCTTGATGTTCGGCTTGCTTATCCGCATCAAATTCAACTTGTGTTAGCACTTTTAAAACACCTACTAGTGTTGTATCTGCATCATCGTCACACGTTCCATAGAGCAGTGGCGCTGTGCTGAGTGAGCCGTCAGGGTTCGATGTAATAGGAAAATCAGATTCATTTTGAAAGATAAACTGAAATCCTTTTACATTTGGGAGTGCCGGTCCTGTACGCATTGGTGCTTCTGTGCAAAGAATACCTGTGCTTGCGTCAATATTTGTAATTTGTATGTACATAATGTTTCCTTGTTTTAAATTTAAGATACTAAAACTCTGCGGACTGCTCTGACGTAGGGAATAGCCTCCTTAGTGACGTTGAGTTGAGCCCCATTGACGAAACGTTGCCTCCATGCGGTGTCAGCACTGGCCTCAGTAGAAGACCAATAGTTGGAAGATGCAAATGCTTCTGTTTCACCAGTTCTAAAGCCAATACCCGCAATCGTTTGAGCAGGTGAACCACTTGTGTAATTGATACTTATTGGTTCTGGTGACACAGCATTAGCGTTTGAGCCTGAACCAATATCGTTAGCATCAGTTGTAGGTTTTAAGAAATAGTATAAAACTTCTAATTCGTTTTTAGCAGGTAAATACCAATCACTGTAACCCCCTATTGTTAAACCCTCGCAGAAAGTAGCGGCTTGATATGATGCACCTAATGCAGCTAATGAAGCTGAATTTGTTGGCCCGTCGATTACTGACGTTATTCCCGTCGATACCCCGTAACCGCCCCATGCTTTAGCTGAGTTTTCACCAGATGCTTTAGGTGCAACAACCAAATAATGTGTAGGTACACCATCACCTGTCATTGATATTTTCCCCGCGTAAAACCCACCGCCAAATGCTTGACCAATAGTTGTTGGAAGCGCAGGCGTGTAAGTCCCGCCCGTTAACATTTGTTGAATTCCACTCATTAGGTCAACCCCGCACCGGAAATAATCCATTTGTTAGATTCAATTTTTAACGCTGTCGCTGTGCCGTATTGCGCGAGTGAACGCGTACCTGTTGTGCCTGTGCCAGCTAAATACATCGTGTCAGTTGTGATTGCAATACTGACCACTTGAGAAGTCATATTAACAAACGAAATTGCTGTACCGATTGGGTACGCCACTGAACCATTTGCAGGGATAGTAAACGTCCGTGCGTTAGCGTCAGTTGAAGGGTGAAAAATATGTTTACCTGCATCCGCAGCAACAAGTGTATAGGCGGCAGATTGACTGTTTTGCGGGATATTGATATAACCTATTCCGTTCGTTCCATCAACAGTTTGACCAGCCGCAAACGTAATTTCACCCGTCATCGTGCCGCCAGCTAAAGGCAAATAACTTGTTGTACTTGCCACTGCTGTAACGCTAATAGACCATGCCGCTATTGTTCCGCTGCCATTAATAACGGTTACGTTAACAACTAACGATGTACCAGAAAATGAGGTGACTTGCCCAACCATATAATTAGTTGGCGATGCAGTTGATGCAATAATAACATATTGCCCTATCGTGTATGCTTTGCCAGATTCAACAAGCGTTAACGATTTTGAACCTGTTGCAATTGATAATGATGTTGTACTTGTAGAATTTGTTGTTGCTCCTCCTAAGGAGGAAGTGGCGGCTGCAACTGTTGTTTCAGCAACATTAACAACCTGTTGCATCATTGGCACAAGACGTATTAACGCGCCACCGTTTCCAAGTCCTGTTGTGGCATTATCATCATCGGTAACAGTTGAACCGTCACCGCCTACTGTTGTACTAAAAGTGACTGAACTCATTAAACTATTTCCTCTAATTTTAATGCCGTTTGAAATCCATTAACAAATGGGTTTTCAATTGGGCTTAATTCTGAAAAATTACATAAAAATGTGCGGGCGTAAAAATTCTTATCAACCGTCATATTAATACTGCCGATGTAATCTGGTTTTGAATAACTATAAAGCATTTCACCGCTTAACCCAACTTCGCGTTGTGCATCGTAAAATCCGCTAAATGCTTCATCTTGGGTAATGTGTTTTAAAATACACGCTAACGTGCGCATTTTTGGCTTAATATAATAATATTTTGTATTATCAACCGAGCGTTGTATTTCTGTTAAATCAGTGTAGCCTTGCTGAATATCACCATAAGCAGGATTTATGCTAGGCTCAATTGTGCGACCTAAAAATACACGACCTATTTCAATAAAATTTTCACCGTTGATTACAGACCACGCGCTGTGCGAACCTGTACCGCCATAAGCGGTAGAGTTTAACACTAATGCGCCTGTTGACGGGGCGTAATATTGTACTGTTCCCGCAACAAAAGTTGTTATTGTACCAGTTTTATAAATGGTTATTTCTTGCCCAGCAATAAAACTTAGGTTAGTGCCTACTGTAAAGGATTTTTCGCCTGTACCTACGGTTACGCTGGTTGTGCTAGTTGCTGAAACGGATGGGGTATCATCAATAATAATCTTTACTGAGCGCACCATTGCGTTATCGTCAGGATAATACGTTCCCATTGATGTGTAACTTTTGCGCTGATCTTCTTCAATTGAACCTAGCCACCAGTTGCGCGATTCCCAAGGGTATTTTGTGCCGGCTGTATTTTCGCTATAAATTGGATAGAGAATTGTCCATGCGCGAAAATCAGCACCACTATCAAACCGCACGTCTCCCGTAAAATTTAAACCACTATAGCCAATGTATCTGATCTTTGCATTAGTGGTTAAATTATGATTAATTAACGATACTACGCCAATACTGCGCGGCTCATAAGGAAGGTTAACTTTAAGCGTTGATGTTCTATCGCCAATGGTTGATCGTGCAACACGCTTTATAACAGGGTTTTGAATGTTGCTAAGCGGCAGCAATGCGTTCCACGTGGTTGCAGTAGTTTCTGTAATTGTGCATTCGTCTATCCGGTTTGGATAACTTAAAGAAATATTACTTGTCATCCAATGCACTCCAAAACAATTTCTTTTCTTTTTGCATCAATTTGAAATCCAATGATCGTCAATAATTTACCGTAATCATAACTTAACTTATCTGAAAATACCATGACGCCATCGCCTAATTGTAGCGAGGGTATCTCATCAACCACCGCTGTAATGTTTACGGTATCAACACGCACTTTTGATAAGTTTAATAGCGTAGTGGCTACAGTTGTTGCGTTAGCCTCAAGGCGAAGACAACTATCAATTTTAATTGCAGGCGCAAGTGGGTGTCGTGTTTTTACTGCTGCGTCATTAATAAATTTACTTCGATACTGGTTTGACAACACTGCTTTACGCGCAGTGGTTACAGCTCCAGCCAAATCGGTTTCTTTTTGCACGGTTTCAATATGATCGTAATTAAAAGAAATTGATTCAACTGGCAATCCATTCTCACCTAAGCCTGTATTTATAATATCAATGGTGATTAATTCACTATTGGTTAGGCTAAGTGTTGATGTAGTAGCAAGCGCAAGTAATTTTGCATAAACGACATTTTGCAGAAAGTACCAATACGCCCCGCATGATTGTACTATCTGATTAAGTAATTGCGTGGTAGTTGTTTCACCAGTAACGTAAATTCCTACTGCGCCAATTGCGTTTAACGTGGTTTTGCTTGTTGCGTTAAGTGTTAGCGATTCTTCAGCTAGTATTGCTTCAAATACATCACCAGCAAGCGTTAATGAATCAGCGCAGTCACCCGTTACCGTTCCTGCTGGTGTTGTGCCTAACTTTACATATCCAGCACAAATTATATATCTACCACTTGCAATGCTTGTATGAGCCATAAACGATGCAAAGTTAGCCCATGTGTAAGATTGATGCAATGTTAGCGCAACACCTTTATCATAAATTGCGCTAATGGTTGCTGTCGTTCTGTCAGAAAACTGATAAATTAATTGTGAAGTATTGACAAGCACAGGCGTTGCATTAAGAACACTACCAAACACGCGAGGTTTAACGTTGCCTTTGATGTCATCAGCAACACCTTC